CACCCCTAAATAGGACTATGCAATCCTTTCGCGAACATTGCCGGGATATCACAGAAGCTCTCGACAAACCCTACCCGTACCGCGTTGTCAACAGCCGGGGCACGGGAAGCGGCGATGGCCCCGGTGTTTTTGAGGCCGAGTTTACCGTGGCCACTTCCGGCTTGAAGTATAATGTTCACTTTGCGAAACGCGTAGAGCAAAATATTCCTCGCACCAACGGCCGCGGTCAAGTGATCGAGCCACGGTGGGAGAGTGTAGAAAAGCCGTGGGAGTTTACGTTCGCGCTTAAGCGCACACACGGAAGCGGCGCCCCCGGTGATCCGAAAACCGATACGGAGACGTATGGCGTCTCGCGCACCGGACATGCGTTTAGTGTCTTTGCGACCGTGATTGCTGTGATGAAAGAGTTCATTACCAAGTATCATCCCGCCCTCATCTACTTTAGTGCCACGGAAAGTTCTCGCGCAAAACTCTACGACCGTTTCATGAAGCTCGTACCCCGTTCCGTGTCGGGTTATGCGGGACACAAGTTGACTGGACAATCACGACGTAGCGCGGCCGCGCTCGGTGATTGCCACCGGGGTTCCGGTTTTCTGCGCGATCCCGAACAGAAGTGTCACGCCGATTGGATTGGCCCGGGTAACTTTGTAGTCGCAAGACGCGACGTACCCCTCACGGCCATTCTCGCCGTGACTCAGGCCCATTAGTCATCAGTTTTCAAGTGTGCAAGTGGTCGCCGAGCGGTGCGATCACGAAATGGCTTGGTAAGATTGGTTGCGACAAATTGGTCTGGTGTCGGTGCAGTCTGTATCTGCTTCGGATCATACAGCTTCATACGAGAAGTATCAATACCCAGAATGAACTTCTGAAAACTCTGTCGTTTGGCATATCGATTCTTTAATACATATGCCTGTATCTGATTATTCTTATCCAAGTCATCGCTTGTGGTCAAGGCAAAGATGAAGTCCGCCGTCTGTGCGATGGCAAATGACTCACTAATCTTTTCTAACCCCGGCGCTGTCGAGGACGCCCCATCACGATTGAACTGCGCGGCCGTAAAGACGGGAATGTTCATTTCCACCGCCAACCCACGCAACTCTTCCGCAATAGATTTGTTATAAGTGTAGCTGTTGACGGCATTGCCCATCTTTATGCGCGAGGACGCACAGATCGACAGGTAATCCACGAACAGAATGTCCGGCGTGAAGTCCTGCTTGAGCTTCAATTCGTGGAGCAACGCACGGAAGTGCCCTGTGTGTGCAGCCGCTGTCGGATACTCCTTAATGATCATTCGCCCGGTGCTGGTTTGCTGAAGTGTTTTCAGTTTCTTGAGATATCGATCCCGCGACAACGCGATCACATCATCAATCGGAATGTCCATGAGGTTTGCATCGACACGTTCAGCAATGCGTTCTTCCGCCATCTCCAATGTGATGTACAACACCTTCTTACTCATACGGGCACACGCAGCCGCCATATGCACAAGAAACAAACTCTTTCCGACATTCGTACCTGCCAGCACCACATTCAATGTCTTTCTAGGAATGCCATTCTTGGTCATGGTGTTGAACACGTCGAGATCAAACGGAATCCGCGCTTCCGCACGATGATAGAAGTCGTACCGTTCTTCCGCGTCACCGAAGAAATCGTGGCCGACGTGTGTATCGAATGAAACGGCCAACGCTTCTTTGAGAATGTCGGGAATTGCGTGAGGGTTCTCTTTCGGGTTGTCAAGCATTCCGACACTATGACGTAGAGCGATATACAACGCTCGTTCTTGACAGAACTTCTCCGTCTCTGCGATGAGAAATTCGTGCTGTGATGAATCTTGTGGTTCGGTCTGTTCAAGCTCGTCGATGACCGTGTTCGCCTGTTTCGCTTCCGCCTCACTTAGATTCGGGACATCATCCAGCATTAACCGTAGAACCGACACCGAAGGAAGTTGGTGGTATTCATCGAAGAACTTTTGATACACACCAAAGACGGTCGCACATTCTCCAGTCGGAAAATATTCACCCTTGAGATACGGCGCCGCCCGCTCGGCATAGCTTTGTGATGCGTACAATTGTCGAAGCACTGTTCGCTCAAACAAGAGCATCAGTGAACGCCTTTCGTCTCCGAACTGAGAAGCGCATCAAAATTTGATAGCGAAATATAGCTTAACCACGCCATCAACACCTCACCACAGAAATAATCGAAGTCCTCTGTGACATGAAACCCTTTAGGCGACTCATATACTTCCGTCTCAAACTTTGTCGGTACCATACCGTCCGGGCCAACTTTCTTCGAAACACGAAACGTTTTGAAGGAAAATACGACACCACGATACGGACCGGCTATGATTTCTAGACCTAAAATAGCTTCGCCCTTCTTCTGTGGAATCAATCGGGGCATGATCATTTCGAGAATGTTTGATTCTGATTCACTCATCGGCCGTCACCTCATCTGTAATATTCACAACCGGTTCGCCTGTATAAAGGAACGTCGCCTTCATGTGCGGGGCCAAGTCCTGTAGGAGGCTGTCCGTAAAATATTTAGTAGGCTTAGCGTAAACCTGTGATTCGAACGCCTTCATGTCGCCAGGGAACACATACTTGTTTCCGACCTTCGTCACCAGCCCCGAGTTCACCGCGTGCGGCAGCAACCCATAATACCGATCCAGTCCCCCGTCAAACAGGATGCGCGTCTCCACCACTGACTCTTCTTTCGTCATACGGGATTTGACCATTTTCGCCTTGACAATGTTTCCAATGATTGTCTTGTCGCTATCCCGCTCTTTCTTCTTGCTGAGAAACACGATGGTGTCTGCGGCATACTTCGCACCTGAACCGCCCGCCATTTCCTTGGTTGGGAAATACGCGCCGATCACAGCATAGGTGTGGGTCGTAACGATCATCGGTACTTGCACCTTCGCCATTTTCAGACGCAACACACGAAACGCACCCTTGATCAACTGACTCTTCGTCATGTCACGGGTGTCTTTGCCCTCTGTCATGTCACCGATTTCCTTGCCACTCGGTAGCGCAGACAGAGAATCGAGAATGATCAGAAACGGAAACCGATCTTCTTCTGGGATGTTCGCATAGGTATCCAACATCTTCAATGCAACGGTGCGGAACCGTTCAATGGATTCCGGCTCGGACTTCATGACACGTTCAGGATCAATACCCCGTGAAGAAAACATGGCATTCGTAACCGCTGATTCTGTATCGAAGTATGCGACCCGTGCTTTATCATTGGCTGCCAAGTATTGCGACATAATAGAAAGCGCAAAAAAAGACTTCCCTACTGCCGGGTCACCCGCGAGGACTAACGCTTTATTATTGGGGAGACCACCAAACATATCTCCCGATAACGCGGCGTTCAATATGTAACTGCCGCTGTCGATGAACCCCGTAAATTCAGCCGCACTCTTGCCGTCTGATGCCAATGCAGTATCGGGATCGCCGATGTCCACAACGAACTGCCTAAAAAGGTCTACTTTGGCCATGATAATTTCAAGCTCCTGTCTTTATTCATATTAACTATTTTATCACACTTTCGCGATATTATTCAACAGAACGGTCGCGGCGGACGCGGACGGCACGTCTACCGAGACGTATAGACTTTGGGCGAATGGCGTCCAGTGTCGTATTTTCTAATGACGGTTCCGCCAGTGTTTCGGTGTCGACCGCGGTATCCACCCACGCCTGAGCCTTCAGTATATCCACTGGTGTATCTGGTGGGACACTATTAGGTTTCTTCACGGCCTTCTTCGCAGTTTTCTTCACAGTCTTCTTTACCTGTGGTGATGTATTCTGGTCAATGTCCGGTACGCTACTCGGCGTAATGCGCTTACCGGGAATTGACTGCGAGGCAAGCAACAACGCAATGGCCATTGGATCGAACACGGAGATGATGATAAGAATGAACACGGTCACGACGTGATCAAGAATATTGATATCGGTGCTGCCATACCATGCTTGCGCCACAAACATCAACGGGCCCACATCAACGGACTGCTCTTGTGTACGCTGATTCACCGCCAACAATTCCTGCTCTGCGATCTGGAGTGCTTCACCCGAGATATTCAATTGCGTTTGAAGTTCTTGTTCAAGGACTTGCTGCTCTCGTAACACATTCACCGCACCGTTGATGCTGGTGAGTCGGTCGTTCACCACAAGTCCCCCGATAACTTGATCCGCGAGATCGCTGCTTGTGAGCGTGGTGATAGCTGTTGCGCGGCGAGTATAGACGACGTTCGCTAACTCAACATTCCGTTCTGCTGCGGAACGTTCTGCGAGTAGTTGCGCCATCGGTGCTTGCTGTGTCAGGTACGCCCGCGAAAGATACCCGAAGATACCGATACCCGTGATCACTATCAACACAAAGACGCCGACACTCACATAAGCGACTAACGGTTTCGGTGAGGTGCGCCAATACCGGAATACCCACGACGCGCCGACGAGCTTGGCGACTTCGAGTGTACCTCCCATGATTACAATAGGCCAGAACACACTCACAAAGATGTATGCTAATCCGGTAACTGAGTAGAACGCGGCGATGCTAGAGAGGCCGATGCCCGTCACAAAAAGCATTATCCGCATAAAGGTAGACGACATGTGTACTCCTAATCGAATAGTGTGGCGTTACGCCGAGGTTCAAAATTAGTAATTATTACTTCATCGACAGATACCGCGTCTCCGCGACCCGCCGTGTACGTCGCAGCCACTTGGTGTATCTGTGTGGCCGGGAAGTGGGTAATGTAGAAGGCATCACCAATCACTTTATTTGAGTATGCATACGGTCCGTTATGTGTGGTGAGAAACTTCGCCAAGTGAACGTGATTGCTTTCTTCGAAATTGCACTGATAGTCCACAGACGAACTTCGATACGGTGGATCGGCGTACACGTAGTCGCCATCGCGAAGCGTTACGTCTGCATACGATCCACAATGAATGTCTGCATGGCGCAATACATCTGCCACTGCATGAATATTGTCAGTTGTGAAAAACTTCTCACCTTGCGTACAAGTGCCCGGCGGCGTCGAGTACCGTTTCTCACATATGTTGTATGCTTTCCATATACCATTGAAATTCACACTCAACATGAACAGTAGCATACCCGACAAGTATTCAGCCGACTTATCCTGATGTGCGAGGCAGTAACCTTTGCGTAGCTTATAGTAATACGGCTTTCGTGCTTCGGGAGTCAGCTTTAGCCACCCATTCACACATTCTTGCCATCGATCAATGACACCTGTGGTATTTTTCGCGAGTGTTTGATAGAGCAGGATAAGTTCCTTGTTGGCATCATTGATGACAAGCTGGCATGAGGGATAGGTTTCCGCCATCCACAATGTCGTGGTCAATGCGCCCGCAAACAAATCGACAAACCGCGTTGGTTCCACCTTGGGAAAGAAGTATGGTTCATACAGGTTCAGCATTCGCTGTTTACTGCCTGTCCACTTAAAGAGGGGTTGAATGCGTGTACGCATAGTTAGAAAAGGCTCAACTCCGACGTGTAGTTTTGAATATTGGAGGTCGCCAACTGTATCGTGCCTGTTGGTGTAAATACGTTCCGCCACAAGCTCTCCCCATCGGGGCCTATGATCTCGCTGTAACGAATTACCCTGAAACGGTCGGGAGCAAAAAACGGATTTAGCTTCTCTTGTTCCTCTCTAACCATCTCTGTGAATATACGACCACTATAGTGTGTTTCCATACCCCCCGCCAAAATATAGATGAGTCCTTCGCCTCTCTGTGCGTAGACGCCATTTCGGATCTTGTTTAGATCGAAATCGATTTTTTCCTGCGCGGTTCCGGCCTGCTGCTCACAATACTTGATTTCGATGTGTGCATTCCACTGGGGACTCCAGCCATCCGGTATGAAGTATTTTTTATTTCCAATAACTCCATATATGTACAGTACGCGTTGATCGAGGAAGTATATCTGAAGTTTCTTCGAATTCCCCTTCCCCTGATTAATAACACCGGGCTCAAGAGTTTGAATAAAGGGAATGGCTTTCTTTGTGTCAAACTGGCCAGATATCGAGGCGCGATGATTCTTGCTCAGGCCGATCTTTTTCTTTACAGCCGGTGAACAGGCGTCGTAAGCATCCCGAAGTTTTTTAGCATACTGAAGGTCTTCTTCGGTAAGTTTTTCTGCGATCATTATATTCACCTCAATCAAAAAGTGTGGCCTGGTGTTCCGCCGACCACCCGACAAGATTTAGAATTGCATTCAACGGATCAATTATAACAATTTGAAACTGCTTTTCATAGTCCACGTATTTTTCGACCTGCCATTCGACTGGGCAACCATACGCGGCCGCCAGAACATGACACCGAAATACATTCGGTTGCCGTAGATACGCAAAGCGAATCTTCGATCCTTCACGAATCTGCTCAATGTGTGTTAATTTATCGGCGACTACTTTTCTGTTAAAGGCGAGTGTCCCAGCGACATGAATCGGCACGCCTTTCTCCACGTCACTGTATTTATCTAATCCATTAACGGAACGTGGCATAGCAATATCCTGAAATGGTGCCTGCATGAATTCTTCCCGTTTTTCTTGAATAAGTGTCCAGATTTCCTCTTGTGTACCGCGCAGTAAAAGTTCGATAGCGCGAGTCAGCACCATTCGTGCCATGGACGGCGTGGAGGACTTCACCGCCTCAATACCCATCATCTTCAGCCTTGGTGTGGTGTGACGCACGCCTTCGGTATCATACACGTTAAGCATGTAACGTTTCTTCGCTGTCCAAACACCCTTGTCCGCGATGACTTCCCGCGTCATCGACAGACACGGCACTGCCACGTTGAGGTATGACGCCAAGCGGGCCAACGACGCGTCGATGACTGTCTGAATACGCTGCTCGCAGAATTTGTCAAGCATCGTGACGATCTGATCCTTCGTCTTTCCGTTGAAGGTATCTGTGTGCTTCACCAACGCACCGAGGTTGACATAGACGGAATCCGTATCCGACGCAATCACATAGTCCGCATCTGTTTTGAGCGCCGTGTTGAGGTAAGCATTCACATCACGGGCAACCCAGCGAATTGTCAACTGTCCCGTGAGCGTCACCGCTTCTGCCAGATGCGTGTCATAGAAGCGAAAGTATTGTGAGCCAAGCGCACCGTAAGCACTGTTCAGGTTTACCTTCCGCACCATCTGTTGATTGTTATACGCGGCCATCTGCTTCGTCAGCACCGCATATTGCGGGTCGGTCGTGTTCAGCTTTTGGCGTCGTCTCTTGGCGGCGCCCAGCTTTTTCTTGAACCGCATCCGTTCGTCATACAATGTCTTGAGCATCGCGGGTAGGAAGCCTTCATGATCCCGCTGTGTCAGTACGCCGTTGGCGGCGAGTGCATAACCGTTGGGCACCTGATCACCCTGTTGATACGACTTGATGCTATTGGGCTCCAGTAACAAATCATCAACCGTGGGCCAGTTCGTGTCAACCTTTGCCACCAGTGTTTCGGGTGACAGGTTCCATTGGCGAATGATGTGCGGATACATACTCGCTACGTCGAAGGATGCAATCCACTCATGCTGTCCAACGTGCGGGGCTTTTACATAGCCACCGGCATACTGTGCAGTCTTTTCTACGTCACGACGCGGTGGAATTTGTATGTGCTTGGCGCGGAGGTTGTGATAGATCATGATGTCCCACAACCGTACCTGCTTAAAGGTATCCACGTAGTTCGCTTTTGCACTGTACGCTAACGCACAAACAAGTTCGATCAGCTTGAGCTTCTGATCGAGTTCGTCTACTAGTTCCACATCTAAAATGTTGTAGTCAAGAAACTTTTGGAAGTTCTCACGATACAGTTGGTCTAACGACTGATATTCCGTGTACGAGAGCTTACGTTTGTCGAGTTCCACATGCGCGATATGATCGAGCCGATAGCTCTCTCGCTGTGAATAGGTAAACTTACGATAGAGTTCCAAATAGTCGAGAATCGCGACGCCGCGAATATCCACAACCGCCTGGTCGCGATTGAAGATGTTCACCATACGGTGCGTGATAGTTTTGAATGGCGACATGAGAAGCACGTCTTCTTCGTTGATCACGCGGCGCATTCGATTCACCAGATAGGGCATATCAAAGAACTGAATATTCCATCCGGTGACGATGTCGGGATAGTCACCTTTGCTTCGCCAGTCTTTGAGAAACTGGACGAGCATGTCGTGTTCGTTATCACGTTGCTGATAGGTAATGCCTTCCGCTGGGGTATAGGGTTTTGTGCTGTAGACAACGGTGCCCGATTCCCCTCTGTGTCGCCACTTCACGGTGATCGCGGTGACGGCATTGAACGGATCGTCAGGTGGTGCGAAGGCTTTGTCCGCGGCCGTTTCGATGTCGAGGTTCCAGATATAGAGACGATTCATATCCGGCACGATCTCGGTGTCCCCGTAAGTATCGGCCAGTGCCATGTACTCGCACTGGATATTCCCATACGCCTCGGGATGCGACTTGAGGAACCCACGGCCCTCTCTGGTATTGCTACACTGATGCGGAAGCAACGGCTCACCATCAAGCGTTGCCTCGCCAGTGTATTCAGTTGTGGGGAGATAGTAGGTGGGTGTGTACTTCAAGTTCACAACATGTGGCGCACCCTCGGCATCCCGTGCCCGAATGTAAACACGGGAGCCGAGAGTTGTGCAGTACGTGTACTGAAGCGAAGAGTCAGGAGCCTTACGTATGGTCGGGCGAATCGACGAATGCTTCATTCACTGATCATACGCTAAAACGCTTACGAATGCAAGAGCGTTTTTATTGATGGCTTGCTAGACTCCAGTGCCGGTGGCTCACCGGCTGGTGTGACGATCCCACTCAGCATTTGTCGATACGCCTTCACCATCTGTTCGGCCGCAGGGACCACAAACGTGACATGTAACGTAGAGATTATGAGTTTGTCACTCTCACCATAGGCAATAACTGGCATAAGCGCCACCCGCGCTCGACCCGACTCGGGTTCCACCATTACATTGGGGCGAACCGCGTCCTCGATCAGCCAGTTGACACCCTGATCATCGAGACGCGCTTTTCCGATGATGTCCTCACCGGAAGTTAAATGCAACACAAGAATATCAGCCACGTCGCGCCCCCTTTAGTGTATGTCGTTTCACATGCCTTGCCTTCTTCAGGTTCACCGTCTTCTTCACCGTCTTCTTCACCGTCTTCTTCATGGGTTTCTTCACCGTCTTCTTCGCGGGTTTCTTCACTGTTTTCTTCGGTGTCTTCGGAAGGTTGTTCAGATATTCACGGTCGAGGCGGAAGTCATCGGCGTATGGTTTGCCATCCCGTGCCTTGCCTTCTTCAGGTTCACCGTCTTCTTCACCGTCTTCTTCATGGGTTTCTTCACCATTCTTTATTATCAACCTAGAAAACGCGTATCCAAATACCGCTATGACTAGACCTCCGATGAATACAAAACCGAACTCTATCATATCATTTCTCCTTTAAATACATTATACCACATCATGATAAGGAACAACCAAGTCTCCTTGATAGTGGGACAGTAACCACTTATATTCTTCACGAATGCCATCAACAAGTAAGACTTTGGGGCGATAGTCGAGATCAACACGCGCCTCGGTAATATCAGCATGAGTATCGCGCATATCTCCGCGTTGAAATATATCATTTTTTATTTCCAAGGTCGCACCAGTGACAGAACCAATAATACCCAATGCAAAGTTCAACGTTACTTGCGAACCACCGCCGATGTTGTAGACGCCGCCATGGCGACCTGTCGAGGCGCGAATAGTGCCGTCAACGGCGTCAGTGACGTACGTGAAGTCCCGGCGCTGTTGCCCGTCACCAAACACCTTGATCGGTTTCGCCTCCATTGCCGCTTTTAGAAAGATGTGAAATGCCATGTCCGGCCGTTGCCTCGGACCGTACACCGTGAAGTATCGCACGACAGTAATAGGCAACCCATACGAATGTTGATAGAGCAGACAGAGATGTTCTGCGGCGAGCTTCGTGACACCGTAGGGTGAGATGGGTTGTGGGCGTGTGTCTTCGGTATACGGACGAGCGTTAGACAATCCGTACACGGATGACGTAGACGCATACACAAACGACAGGAGCCGCGGCGCGTGTCGGAGACACGCTTCAAGTAATATCTGTGTGGCAAGAACGTTCTGGTCAACATACTCTTTGAATTCTTGCCCCCAACTGGCGCGGACGCCCGGTTGTCCGGCAAGATGGTAGATGTGCGACACGTCAGGAAGAATGGCTTCCCAATCGACGGCGGAGATGGGGTTCCCGATGAAACGAAACTTGGGGTTCTTCAGCGCCGCGAGGATATTCCCACTTTTCTGCTCAAGGAAGTAGTAGTCTGTGAAACAGTCAACACCAATGACCTCGTATCCACTATGTAAGAGACGATCAACAAGTGTCGAGCCAATGAATCCGGCTGCGCCGGTGACAAGAACTTTCATTATGGAAGAAAGCTAGATGCGCCCGTTGATCCAAATCCACCCAACCGTGTTGTGTCACGCTGCGGCAGATCATCTATGGAAGGCACTTCAGTAAGATGAACGTTCGGCGTTGGTGGTAGAAAGAGTAACTGCGCGATTCGCATATTATGTTCAACAATAAACGGTCTGGCATCCGGTGGGGCAATGTAACTCAGCAGGACACTGACTTCATCGCGATAGTCGGAGTCAATCACTCCCGGCGCATTGATTACCTGCACACCCCTTGTTGCGAGGCCACTGCGACTGCATATCAGTGCTGACCAATGTTCAGGCAGCGCCAGGTGCAACCCCGTCGAGACACGCGTCACCGTAAGTGGCTTGAGATTAACTGATCGATGTTCGGGTAAGTACGCACAGATGTCATAGCAATACGCTTCCGTGGTCTTGCGTTCAGGAAGGATACCTTTGCCCATCAAGTAGCGCGGGTTCGTGAAGCTGGTGTGCTGCTCTTTCCGAAAGACACTAACAGTCGGCACACTGTTGGTATGCGGTTGCTTAATGGTGAACAGTTCTCGGTATGTTTTATCACTGAGAAATTGTGGTTCCATAATTTCGTTCTCCTTAGTCACAAAGACATTATAACTGTTACCCTGCTATTTGTCAAGTTCTCTTCTTGCCTATTTCATATTTTGCAACGAGTGTCCACTCACTCTTTTCGCGATACGGCAACACCGTCATCTGCCCCAGCGGAATCACCGGCGCTGCGCTGTACTCGGGGTCCACCAGTTTCACTAATCCCCATTCTGCCAACATATTCGCAATGGTGTTTCTTCGCGATTTGTCTGACTCATCAAATACGGTTTGCTGCGTTTTGCCGTCCAAGAGGAACAATTCCTTAAAGTGGACAATGTAGTAACGCCCCTGTTTATGCAAAACGTGGCAAGATTGAAAAAGTTTCTTATCTTTTCTCGACGCAATGCCAATTCTGGTCAGTGTTTCTTTTACCTTGAGAAAATCGTCCGGTGACGGCAGTGTCACTTCAACGCACTCTTTGATAATAGCGGCAATATGCGGCGGGAGTGTTTTTAGTAGGCTTTCATTACTCATACCGACTCCGGCCTTTGGCTAAGTTGGTCTGACGAATGAAGGGTTTTGAGGCACCGGTTACATTGATCAGACACGTTAATCATCTCTGTCTACGTTTATTTAGAGAACGCAGCGCGTCTACGATCTTCCACCCTTATAGAGTCGACCGCGCATGGCCGTCAGTTGTTCTGTGGTATGTAACGACGTGATATTGATCGCGTGTCTCAACGAACATTCATAGTATTCTGCCACAACACGCGAATCGTCAGCGATTTTGTGCTTGAACCATTTACTAAATCGTTTCCGCGGCCGCAGCACACCGAGAAGAAAGAGAAACTGAAGATGCTTGGGCAAATGAGACTTCTCGTTCATGAGATTGGCGGCAAGCACACATTCGTGGAAATACGACAACGCTCTGTTCACCACATATGGTTCGTACACGGTGTCGATCACCGGACTGTCTGCGAGACGTTGATCTTTTGTGAGCGTAATGGCATTGACGTAATCCCAGATCACGCTACCATCCGCGTCCCTCACGATTTCACATCCAGGCTCCCCATAATTTCCGTGAGACAGGCCAGCATGTTCAGGGATTTGTCCGCTGCGAAGGCCGCACGGTAGCCGTAATCTGCGAGGACGAGGATCACACCGGGCAGATCACTGCCCTTGACATGGTTAGGAATATTATCTGCTAACATTCGATAGAACGCCGACTCGTCCGTATCTTCATGATCGGACATCCACTTGCGAACGGCTCCGAAGTTGGCGTCACACAACGACTTCATGAGTACCGCAATATCTTTGTCCGACACTTGTGACAGAATGTCCGGCTGAAGTTCGCCCGTCGCAGAAAATCGTTGTAACTCATTCAGCGTTCGCCGGAAGTCGGGGAAATACTGCTGAACAACTTCCATGGCCAACTTTTTGTCATAGGTGATATTCTCTCCGTCGAGAATTTCAAAAACCCGTTTGGCGAATGCTACCATGACTGTCGGCCGCTCCACTTTGGGCACTTCGAAGTTGACGATGGAGCAACGTGAATGCAACGGCGCAATGATCCTGTTACTGTGATTGCACGTCATCACGAAAACGGTGGTCCCGGCGAACTCCTCGATGAATGCTCGAAGTGCGGGCTGGGTCGATTGCGGATTCAAATAATCCGCCTCATCCAAAACAACCATTTTTCGTTTGCCTTCGAACGACATGCCAGATGCAAAGTCTTTCAGTTTCGTGCGGAGGACATCGATGCCGTTCTCGTCAGACGCATTGATCACCATTACGTCCATATCAAGATCCCGTGCGATGGCCTTTGCCACCGTTGTTTTGCCCGTGCCCGCCTTCCCAGTCAGCAATAGATTCGGAAGGTCAGACTGCTGCATGATTCCGTCAAGTGTCTGCCTCACGCCCGATGGTAGAATACAATCATCGAGTGTCTGCGGGCGATATCGCTCGACCCAGACATAATAATCACGTTTGTTCATCATCATAGTCTCTATTGTATCATACAAACCCGTGTCGCCGAAAGAGTTCTTTTAGTCTCGTCGGCACGAACGGAATGTTGTGGTTGTTCTTGCCATGCACCATTCTCGCCATACTCTCTGGCTCTGGATGAAAATGTGACGCCAGAATGGGCTTGTCCGCTCTGGCATACGTCCAGTCCGCATACTTGAACACATGGTTATAGCGGTGGTTCAGTTCCTCAACCGTGAGTTTCTTTTGTAGCACCAAACTCTTGAGTGCCTTTTCGTCGGTGCGCGTCTTCGCATACTCACTCCACGTCGGGATGATTTTGATTTCGTTGTTCCACGTATCGAAAAACTCCACCGCTTGAAGATGCGGGCGAAAGAAAAAACTTCCGCACTGCCAGTCGTGTTTGTAGCAGTAACGCGAAATCCCGAAGTGCTTGACGGGTGGTGGCGGGAACGCTTCAGTCTGGTACACGTCGAGATCGTGATACCAAAAAATTTCAGATGGCAACTGCTGATGCCGCAACAGATGTAGAATGACCGGGATCTTGTTTGAAGTCGGGTCAAATTCTGTGTAGATGTCAGGAACCGGCCGTGACACTACGGCATTATACTGTTTGCTGTACGTCCCCTTGTTCTGGATTTTATATTTCCAAGGAAAATTCGTATAGACCAAAATATCGTACGACGGGATGCCCAATTCCAGATTGTTTTCGATCTGCAAATTCATGAGCGCCTCGGCTTCAGCCGAGAAGCAATGATGTGGACTTGTGTACGCGTACAAAATTTTCATATTGGCGCCAATAGGATAAGAATGAGAGAGGAGGGGGACAAGCCCCCTCCGTAGATTTACTTACTCGCCTTCTGCACGATGAAGTACGACACTGGTTCAGTCTTGTGCTTGAGACACACATACGCCCATGCGCCCACAAGAATCTGATATTCGCCGTCCATCAATAGATCGAAATGTTCCCGCTTGAACAGGAATGACACGTCGTTCGTCAGTGACGTGATGTGGTCCTTGTTGGAATGGACCGGGTAGGAATAGACCCGAGAACCGGGGTTCTTCTCGTCGTGCGGCTTCACGACAATGGTGCCGTCCGTCGCATTTGCCTCGATGGCAATGGTCGGGAGGTTGTTGATTGACGAGAGCTTCTTGATCTCGGCAACCGCCGACGCCGGTAGCACGAACTCCGCATACGGATCCTCCATATCGAACGTCTTGCTTGGTGGCGCGACCACCACGCTCGGATCCGAATATGGGTAGATGACGTGCGACGGGCTTTGCGAACCACGAACGATGAAATTCTTCTCATCGAACTCCAGTACTGGATCGACATACGCCGATAGGTTAGAGAGTAATTCGGGAAGCTGATAGACGGCCGTCTCCTGCGGCCACGGCTTCTCAAACTGCGTGATCGCCAACACGCTCTTGGATGTGTTCATCGTCTTCTGCTCGATTCCCTCACGGAGTAGCATCGACGTGGCGATATTAGAAAAGTTCTTCAGGATACGCTGCGTTGAATCGGTCAACGCATACGTGGCAGTTTCAGTTGCGGTCGTCATACAAGTATTTCACCTCACAAAAAGTTACGATCATTATACACATTATACACCATGTGACAACATTTTCAAATATAAATGTGGTCGGCTCCTCTAGAGATCAAATGACTTACCGGAGGCGCCTAGAACGTCAAGATGACGTCCATGCCGAAGCCAACGCCGTCCGCACCCGCTGGAACGATTGCGCCGTCGTCGTCTTGGTCCCAACGGATTTCGGGTCGCGCAATGATGTTGTCAGTCACCTGAATCTTCATGCCGGACGTTACGGAGAAGAGGTCAGACGCAACTGGACCAACATTCGTATTCCACCATTCAACTCGCGTGCCGACAGACACCTGCTCGGTCAA